TCCCGGCATGCCGGGGTCGGGACGGTCACGACGCACGTCCTGGGACAGCTTCGATGCGCTTCCCGCAGACGGTGCAGCACCAGATGCCGAACGCACGCTCCGTCGCCTCTGCGAGGCAGTCGTGCGATGCACGTCCCGCGGTCTCGTGCCCGACCAGCCGCGCGTGCCGGTCCGAGTCGTGCAGCCGGATCCAGTTGGCGCGGTCCAGCTCGACCTCGCGCAGCACGCGCCGCTCGACGCGGAGAAGGCGCAGCAGGCACGCGGCCGACGAGCAACCGGCAACGGCGACCACGGCCAGGACGGCGGTCATGCGGGCCACCCGCCCGCCGACTCGCGCACGGCCTCCGCCGCCAGCTCCTCGCACCGCTCCCGCAGCACTTCGGCCTGCTCGTCTTCCATCCGCTCCCGGCACCGCACCGAGCAGGCGCGCAGGTCCGCGTCGAAGTCCATGGCGTACGACGGCTGCCAGCCGAAGATCCGCTCGCCGCAGCCGTCACACGGCCGGGACTCGTTCTCCGCCAGCCGGAGCAGGTAGGCGGGTGGGGCGTCCGCCGCCGGGCCGAGCGCGTCGGCGTACCGCTTCGCTGCCAGCCCGGGAAGCCCGCGGCCCGCGTCGGCGACCTGACGTGCGGTCGGCGCCTGGTGAATCGTCTGCTGCAGTGCGGTGGTGGTGCTCATCTGCGTCCTTCCTGTACGCTCGGCGGTGCGTCCTTCGGCCCCCGCGCCCGTCCCGGCTCGGGGGCCTGACGCTGTCTAGGGGCTCGTCCTGCGTGTCGCGGCCCGGCGTTTCTTCGCCCGGGCCAGCGCGAGACGCTGCATGTGCGCGGTCAGCGCCTGCTGGGCGCGGCGCTGCCGTTCCTCCGGGGCGAGCCGGCCGTCGGGGTCGACCTCCCGCTCGAACTTGGCGAGGAAGCCGCTGCGGGCCCGGGAGGTGGCCGCGGCACGGCCGGGCTCGTCGAGGCGGGACCAGCGGGTGTTCGCCGCGATCCGCGCGGTCAGGCTCGCCACGAGGTCAGAGGGCTCGTCACCCCACGAGGAGCCCATCAGGACGCCACCTCGTTCGGGTGGCGCTTCTCCAGCCCTGACTTCGGGATGTTCAGCGCCTTGGCAAGTGCGGCGAGGACGGCCGGCTTGACGTCGCGGCGGCCCTTCTCGACGTCGCAGAGGTACTGCGGGCTGATCCCGGCTTCCCTGGCTAGCTGGTCCTGGGACATGCCGTCCTTGATCCGCCACGCCCGGAGCAGCGCCCCGTCGATCAGGTCCTGGCCCATGGCTGGATCGTATGCGTACCCACGCGTACGGTCAAGTCTACGCGCGCAACTAGTGCGCAAACAGCGCTGACCTGCGGGTTTGCAGAAACACAGCGGTGTAAGTGCGTAGAGGGGCGTGATTACGCGTGTTGGACTACGCAAGATTTCGCTGCGAACATCGCGGCTGTGACACCGGACGAGTGGGCGAGGACCGTCGGTGCCGCACTACGCCGCGCGCGAGGTCGCATGAGCAAGCGTGAGGCCGCGCGGCGGGCTGGCATCTCCGAAGGTCTCTGGCGACAGTTAGAGACCGGTGCTCGCCCGCTTGCCCCTGGCATGACCGCCCTGGTGAGCCCTCGTGACGAGACGCTCATCGCCGCAGCCGACGCCGTCGGGCTAGATCCGAACGAGCTGTTCCGACTCGCCGGCCGTGAGCTGCCCGAGCCCAGCGAAGGCCGGGTCGTCCCGATGGATCTTCCGGTAGAAGCCGCGGTCGATGAAGCCCGTCATCAAGGCGGCGATCCAGGCGGCCCGGGCCGAGCGGCAGGCGCTGATCGCGGAGCGGGATCGGAGACGGGCGGAGGGGACGCCGTGACGAAGTGCAAATGGTGCGACGCGGAACTCAAGGGTCGGAAGACCGTCCATAGTGCGGACTGCTGGTCTACGACGCCAGAGGGAAAGCGCAAGGCGACTCAACAGGGCTTACTGATCCTGGCGGCAATCATTGGCGTCGGGCTTCTGGTAGGGGCTATTTCTTCCAGAACGAACACCAGCCAGACCAGAGACGAGGCTGGACACTCTTCGTCATCTGAGGATGTCTCCCCCGAATATGCACTCGCCAGCCTCGATAGTGGCCCGGACCCGGACGGCGGCGAGGTGCGTCACTTCGCCTACCTCCTAGATCAACTAGAACCGGCCTGTACGAATGCTCGGATGGACCTCGCGGACATCGCGGTAGCGGCGCGGCAGTCCGTCCGTGAGCACGGACGGGACGTCACCCTGGCCGGCGTATTACAAGCCATCGAACGATCCGTCCCCGTGTCAGCGCGGCCTACGGACTGCAAAGAGGTCGCCATCGCTTGGGTCACGATCTTCGTTGGCGGCGGCTGAACATTGAACCGGTCTCTGAAGGGCGGGGTGCCATGAGCAACGACACTGTAGGTCTGATCTGGATCCTGGCACCGCTGCTCGGGCTGATCCCGGCCACGATCGCGCGCCGGAAAGGCAACTCGTTCGTGATCCTCTGGATCGCCGGGACCCTGATGTTCATCGTCGCGCTGCCCGTTGCGATCCTGATGAAGCCGAACCCAAAGAAGTTTGAGCAATGCCCCGCGTGCCGTGGCTGGATACCCGCCGACGCGCTGAAGTGCATGCACTGCGCCGAGCCGCTGAACCCATGACGTCAGACGGCGAGACGCTCGGTGACTTGGTCGCGCAGGAGCGTGCCCGGCTCGGCCTGTCGCTGCGCCAGCTCGCCGCGAAGTGCGGCGGGAGCCCGACGTCGTCGACCATCCACGAGATCGAAGCAGGGAAGCGCACCGCGGTCGGCCGCGAGCACCTGACCGCACTCGCCGGCGCGCTCGGCCTGCCAGCCGGACGGCTCCTCGCCGCGGCCGGCCGGTCCCGGCACCACCTCGGCCGGTTCGACCTGCCTGCGGAGGCCGACGAGCTCGACGCGGCTGAGCGGCGGCTGGTCCGCCAGCTCGTCAGCGCCCTACTCGCCGCGCGGCGGAAGGCCGGGCCGCGGGCGCCGGAGAACGGGGCAGAAACGCAGAACGGATACAGAACAGTACGCGGAAGGACACATGACGGCCAGAACCGGCCAGGCTAGTTTGACGATCAGCGAGTGCGGTGAGAGTCGAGGGCACCACGCCGTGACACAGGACTCCGGCGCGACAAGGGGGAGCCTTTCCGATGCCATTCGATCCGGCTCGACTACTTACACACAACATCGACATGTGGAAGGCCACGAGTGGCGCGCTGCTCGTCGCCGGCGGACTCGCCGCGTGGCGTTCGCGGCGCGGGGCGCGGCTGCCGGCGTTCGCGGCCGTCCTCGCAGCGGGCGCGGCGGTGGCCGGGATGAGGTCCGTCTCCGAGCTGCGCGAAGCCATGGCGGAGCAGATCGCCCGCCTCGGGTACGCGGCCGGGTGGGGAGACCAGGCGCTCGAGGTGTCGCCTCAGCATCCGGTGGCCAAGGCGGCGGGCCGGGTGCCGGCCACGGGCTGACCTGCCCGGCATGCGGGCCTACAGCATCTGATCCGGCCGGATACCGCACCTGCTGACCCACCTTCACCGTGCTCGGTGGCACACCGCGCTAAGTGGGCTGACTACGGATCAGAAGGTTGGGGGTTCGAGTCCCTCCGAGCGCGCTTATAGCCTCTGACCTGCGGTTTTACCTCAGGCCGCTCGGCCGGTTCCGGCGCACACCGTTGTCACACCATCTGATCGGCGTAGGATTCCGGCCATGACCCGGGCCCGGCCGCTGCGTCTCGTCGACCCCGACGCTGAGCCGGACGGCGGTCCGAACGCCGTCTACTTGCGTGACTTCGCCCGGCACCTGCGCGCGCTCAACCGCAGCCCGCGGACGATCCGCGGCTACACCGACGACGTCGCCCTGCTCGCCCGGCACCTCGCCGGCCGGGACCTGGCCACGACGGGCCGTGCCGACGTGGAGGAGTTCCTCGGTGACCAGCTCGCCCGCCACCGGCCGGCGACGGCCGCGGTGCGTTATCGGAGTCTGCGCCGGTTCTTCAACTGGATGACCGGCGAGGAGCTGGTTGCCACCTCGCCGATGGCGGGGGTGGGGGAGCCGGCGGTGCCGGACGTGCCGGTGCCGGTGATCCCGGACGATTACCTGCTGCGGCTGCTCAAGAGCATGGACGGGAAGGCGTTCGAGGACCGGCGGGACACGGCGATCGTGCGGCTGCTGATCGACACGCCGCTGCGCCTCGCGGAGCTGGCCGGGTTGCGGATCCGCGGCGAGGACGGGCGCAGCGACGTCGACCTCGATGTCGACTCGGTGTACGTGACGGGGAAGGGCGCCCGGCCGCGGGCTAATCCGTTCGGGCCGTCGACCGGGCAGGCGCTGACCCGCTACGAGCGGGCACGCGCGGCGCATCCGGCCGCCAAGCTTGACGCGTACTGGATCGGCGGCCGCGGGGCGATGACGGGCAGCGGCATCTACCAGATGGTGGAGCGGCGGGCCCGGGCGGCGGGGTTGCCGCACGTGCATCCGCACCAGTTCCGGCACACGTTCGCGCACCAGTGGCGCAAGGCCGGTGGGAGTGAGGAAGACCTGATGCGCCTGGGCGGCTGGCGGTCACGTGAGGTGATGGCCCGCTACGGCGAGTCGCTGGCGGTGGAGCGGGCCGCGGACGCGCACAAGCGCCTGGCGCCGGGCGAGCGGGTGTAGCGCGTCAGTCCTGGAGGTCGCGGCGGGCGGAACGCTGGCCACCGCGGAGGCTGGCGATGGCTACGACCATGCCGGTCAGCGCGGACACGAGGCCGGTGATGGCGACGATCAGCGTCGCCGGGTCAGTGCCCACCGCGCCGCTCCCGCTCCCGGCGGGCGCCCATCGACCGGATGACGACGTAGATCAGCCCGACGACGAGCAGGTTGGCGGCCACGTTCAGCGGCACCCGCCACGACCGGCTTCCTTCCTCGAGCACCGAGGTGAGCATCGGGACGAAGGTCTTGACCGTGGCCCACACCGAGAAGCCGACGATCACCCACAGGATCTGCGGCCCGTCCTGCGCACGGGCGGCCGGGCTGTCCCGGTAGAAGCGCCACGAGTAGACGACGAGGACGGCGAACATGCCGTAGACCAGCATGCTGGTCGCCACGTCGGTCAGGACGGCGAAGGGCATGGTTCCTCCGTCAGGTGATGTCGCCGGGCGGCGTCGGCGTGGGGATGGCGGAGCGGTCCAGGTAGCGGCGCATCACGTACGACGCGCCCGCCTGCAAGACCGACCGGGCGAGGCTGGCGCCGAGAACACCCCACACGATCGGGTCGGGGCTGCTCACCACCGCGTACACGGTGACCGCCACGGCGAGGGCGAGGTCGATCGCCAGTCCTTGCACGAAGGTGCGGGCCGCGCGGTTACGCGCGTCGGCGCCGAGCTCGGCGTCCTCCCGGCGCTTCGTCGCGGCGCTCTTGCGGGGGCTCATTGCGAGAGCCTCGTGGCGAGCCGGTCGGCGAGCTTGTCCGCGAGCAGGTCGTAGTCGATCGCCTGCCCGCCGGCGGCGATCTGCTCGCCGAGGTCGCGGACCCGATCGCGCAGGTAGGCGATGGTGAAGTTGTGGTTCGCGTCCTGCCCGAGCCGGACGATGACGGAGTCGACGATCTTCTTGACGTCGACGTCGGTGAGCGGCATGTCTTCCTCCTCGGTGCTGGTGGGCTGGGTGGTCGTGGTGTCGGCGGCCGGCCGGGCCCCTTGCTGGACGGCGCTTGCGGTCAGGCCGGGCACTTGAACGTGGGTCGGGTCCCAGCCGACCCGAACCTTGGCGGCGAGATCCCGAGTGCGGACCGCGGCCGCTGTGGCGGTCCGGTCGGCGCCGCTGAGGCCCCACAGGATGCCGGTCTCCAGGCCGGCGTCAGCAGCGGCCACGGCCAGGGCCAGCAGGTACCGGGTGCCGGGTGCTGCCGGCGCGTCGTCGTCGAGCACGTCCGCGGCCAGCGACTCGGGTGCCCCTGCGGGGCTGGTCGCGTTGTGCAGGCCGTACCGCAGCTTGCTCGTGCCCCGCTCGTACGCCGCCTGCTGGTCGGCTGGGGAGCGGTACGCCTCCTGGATCCGGGGTCGGAAGCCCTGCCGTTCCAGCGCGACGATCGCGCGGGCGAGCCGGCTGCCGAACGCCGGGTAGCACTCGGTGAGCTTCGCCGTGTTGCGGGCGCGGCGGTCCGCCTCGTTCATCACGGGCTCCTCATCAGGTTGGTGACCGCCCGGCGGGCGGCCATGCGGACGGTCGGGCACCAGTGCCAGCGGCCGTCGACCGACCGCCAGCGGGCCCCGATCCGCACCCGGTGGATCCACACGGTGCGCCCGCCGTACCGGACCGGGATCAGCGGATGCACGGGCCCCCCTCGGGTTAGTCGGCCGGCGGCTCCCGCGGGTGTTCGCGGACCCGGCCGTCCTGCGCGGCGATGTGCTCACTGAGCCGGTGGTCGACGGTGCGGACCTCGTGGACCGCTTCCTGCGCCAGCTCCGCGGCGAGATCAGCCCGCTCGGCGGCGGCGTGTGACCGCTGGTCGACCCGGGCGAGGACCCGCTGCACCTTGTCGAGCTGGTCATGGGTGGTCTGCTGCCCGGACAGCATGTTGTCCGCGAACCCGTTGCCGATGTTGCGCGTGTTCCGCTCGGCCTGCTTCGCCTTGTGCTGAGCCGACCAGGACACCGCGACACCCGCGAGTGCCGCGATCGCAGCGAGGGTGGCCGCGAACTGGTCGACGAGACTCTTCAGCCAGCCCCGGTCGGCAGCCAGGATGACCTGAAGGACAGGAATCACGCCCATGTGATGCCAGAGTGCTGCTCGACGGGCAGGGGTAGCGACGCCATGGGCCGGGCCTCCAGCTACGACTGGCGGGTCTGGTCAAGGGGCCGCGAGCGGTTGCACTCCGCTTCGCGGTCCCGCCTTGCGGGTGCTGCGTACTGCCGGGGCGCGTCATGGTCCGTCGCCGGGATGGGTCGGGGTAAGGCGAGGGTCGCCGTGCTGCCACAGCCCGCCCCGCCACGGGCTGCCCTTCTTCGGGCCACTCTTCCGCAGCGGACGCACCAGATGATGCGCCTCTCGCGCTGCCAAGGCGCGCACGGCCGGCTCCTGCTTCGGCGCGGTGAGGTACGGCATGAGGGCGGCGAAGACGCCGAGTGTGTGCTCCTCTCCTCGCGCCTGCCACATCCAATAGGGCCGGTGGTCGAGGATTCGATATGGCCCGTTTATCTTGCCGCCGAGAATTGCTTGGAGCCGTTGCAACGGGCGAATATCGGCCTGCGCTGCCTGAGCGATTAACCGTCCTCGGCCTCGGTCATCAGACCGAATCTGAAACATGAAGGAGCCCTCACCGTCCAGAAACCCCGCCGCCCAAGCTAAGTCCTCACCTCGCGTCGCTATTCTCATGGTGTTTATTCTCCGCCAGGATGAGTTGGGGTAGGACGCGCATGATTCGTCCTGCCGAAATAAAAACCCAGCACAACGAACAGCGCGTTCGTCAGCACCAGCGGGATGTGCTCGGGATCACGGAACGCGGCTGTCACCACCGACAGGGTGAGGATGGCGGCGATGACGGCCTGCATCCGCTCCCACAAGGCGTTGATCTGGTTCTTCCGCTGAGCGGCGAGAGCATCCGCGGTGACCTGAGCGAGCGCTGCGGTCAGGATCGCTTCGACGTCGGCGCTAGCGATGAGCTTCGCAGCGTCCACCGCCGCCCCGGCGCTGACCCGCGCAGCTTCGGTCGCCGGCGTCACTCCCGAGGGCGACTCCGTATGTCCGTCGTTTGGCCGCACATCGAACAGCCTACGCGGCGGAGGATCAGGTGTCCCGAACCGCCGTCCGGCGTCACAGGTAGGTGCCCCGCCAGCCTTGGCGGATGGACCGCTGCCGGGACGACGGCCGCACGCCGGAGCTGCGCTGGCGTGGGGCGGCGCGGCCGAGGCCGTCGTCCCGCTGCCGCTGCCGCAGCGGCGGGGTGTCGGCGTCGAAGATGACGAGTAGGTGCGCTTCGGTGATCCGCAGGGTGAGCCCGGCTGGACGGACGTTCTCGACTGCGATCCAGAACGTGCCGTCGCCGCTGCCGATCGACAGGCCGGCGTCGCCGTAGGTAAGAGGGATCGGACCGGACTGCGCGTAGGTGGTGCTGCCGGGCAGGGTGACGCCCGGGGCTCCGGTGTTCGCAGCGCCGCTGGTGTTGCTGGTGGCACGGCTGGTGCCGGGGATGACGGCGGTGAACGCGCCCGGCGTGCCGGCGTACGCATCGAAGCTCACAGTGCCGCTGCCCGAGGCTAGTCGGTAGGTGAGATGGAGGTCGATCGACCGTGGCGGCCATCGCACGCCGGCCGGGAGGTCGACCGTGCCGGAGGAGGCGAGGAGGGTGACGCCGGTGAGGTTCACGCCGTCGACCTGCAGCCAGGACGTGTCGCCGTCGTCCGCAGCCCACACCGGGTCGGGACCGTGACGCTCACCGGGGATCGCGGATGCCGCGTACACCGGGCTGGGGAACTGCAGGTCGTCGCACGTCCCGACGCGGCTGACGGTCAACGGTCGATCCCCATGCGCAGCCGTCCCTGGACGTAGCAAGCGACCGGGGAGTAGACGGCGACCCACAGCCACGGCGGGTGCGGCGTGTCGAAGTACCAGCCGGCGCCGTCGATCAGCTTGCCGGTGACCGCACCCGGGCTCCCGTCCTCGTTGGTCTGCTGACCAGGTGAGTACCCGGCGGCCTGATCTGGCCCGCCCCACGGGATGATCAGCCCGGCGTCTTCGGGGACGAGATCCCATCGGCTGTTGCCGTTCGTCTGTGCGGTCAGGGGCGATCCGCCGAGCCAGGCGGCGATCTGGTTCGCGGTGACCGGCCGGTCGAAGAACGCGGCCGAGAACACCGTGGCCGGGCCCGTGGTGGTCAACTCCGTCCGGACGACGGTGCCCGCCCGGCCCGCCGGGATGCGGGTGACGCCCCACAGGCCGCCGTACAGGGCGAACTTCGGGACGATGCCGGCGCCGGACTCGCAGTCGAACACGGCGCCGCGGTCCTCGATCTGCTTGCTGTTGCGGTAGGTGGGGCGGCGGCGTCCCGCGGGGTCCTTCGTGTCGCGGTCACGCTCCAGGATCGCGGCGAGGGTCATCATGTCCCGCGCGGCGCCGTCCACGGTGAGGGTGACCGGCCCACCGTCGGTCTCGGGCGCCTGGGCTACATGCGCCACGTGCAGTAGGCGGGTCGCGCCACGGTAGTAGAGCAGGCTGACGTTGTGACCTTCGCGGATGTCGAAGCGGCTGCCTTCCTCCGGGTCAGAGGTCAGCGTGATCGTGCCGACGATGACGCCGGGCAGCGCCCGTTCGATCTCGGCGTGCATGCTGCGTGTAGCTTCGGCCTTGGTGATTCGGTCCCCGAACCGTTCGGACGTCTCGATCCGCCAGCGGGTCGGGTCGTACTCCGGGTTCGGGCCGATGATCCCGCCACGCGCGTTGTACAGGTACGGGAGCACCCGGTGGTCGGCGGCGAGCGGGCGGAAGAACGCGCCGTCCAGGGAACCTTCCTGGCTGCCGGGCTGGAACGCCGCAACCCACGTCTGCGGGCCCACGACGCCGTCCACGGCCACACCGGAGTCGGCCTGGAACCGGCGGACCTGCACCTCGTCAGCAGCGGCGTACGTGTCACCGGAGACCATCGGGTAGCCGTTGCCGTCGAGCAGGGCGGCGAACGGCTGGAATCCGGTGTCCGCCCCGCCGGGACTGAACGTGTCGCCAGGGCTCAGCGGGTAGAGGGGCGCGCTGTCGGGATGCAGGTTCGGATAGGCGGAGTTGCGCCACAGACAGCCGTCGGGGTCCTGACCTTCGCCGTAACCGACGTTCGTCATCATCGTGTAATCGCTGGCGAGCGCGAGCTCCACGCCACGGCCGCCGGTGGAGACCGTCCAGTGCGCCGTCTCCCGGTCCTTGAGCCGGATGACGGCGCGCCGGCCGGGCTGCCAGCCGAGGGTCCACTGCTCCCCGTCGTCGGTGTACGCGGTGGCGAGGAGGTTCTGCACCCAGCCGGTCAGGACCGGGTCCCACGCCCCGTGATCCCGGCTCGGGATCCCGGTCGTCACGCGGGTGACGCGGGCGAGCGGCAGGCTGCGGTCGTGGATCATCGCGTTCAGCTCGTCAGCGACGCGCCAGCCGAGGTCCTTCACGTCGTCGACGAACGGCGGGAACTTGCGGTACAGGTCGGCGCGGTAGAGCACGCCGAGCGCGTGCAGGCCGGTCGTGCTACCGGACCGGCCGACGCTGTCTTCCAGGCTGCCGAGGTCTCCCTCCCAGATGACGGTCCGCGCGCCGCCGGGCGCGATCCGGGCGATCTCGACGGGGGCGAACTCCCGCCACCAGGCCAAGTCGCCGTCGCCGGGATGCTCGAACGGGCTGATCTGCGGGAAGTCGACCGCGGCCACGGTCGGGCCGAACGGCTCCCCCCCTTCTAGCCGCTGGATCAGCGCCGGCTTGTCGCGGAAGAACGACAGGTCGACGTCGCCGACGACGAGCTGGTGATAGCCCCACTCGGCTTCGATGGTCGACTCAGGCGCCCAGCCGACCGGCCAGCCGTTGGTGCCGAGCACCGGGGCGGGCATGATCTCCGAGTGCCGGCGGCGCAGCACGTGCGTGGCCGGCCGCGGCGCCGGGGCGGGTGCGGTGGTCAGGCTGGCGGATGCGACGACCTCGAGGTGCGCGGACTGCGAGACGTCGGCCTGCCAGCCCGCTAGGGCGATCGGGACGGACAGGGTGCCGGCGGCGGTGATCTCGGCCTGCGCGGCGCCGCTCAGCCCGGCTGTGGCCGACAGAGCCGCCGCCGTGGTCACCTCTACCGTAGCGGTGCCTTCCAGGCTGGCCGACAAGGTGCGGGCCGCCTGCAGGCTGGTGATGTTCGCGGCGGACAGTGCGGTGCCGAACCAGGCGAGGTGCTGGAAGTAGCCGTTCGGCTGGTTCGTCGACCCGCCGGTCGCCGCGGACAGTTCCAGGCTGGTGAACGCGCCGGGCGCGGTCTGCGTCTTCGGCCCGGCGACAAGCGTCCCATCGACGTACAGCCGTCCCTGTGTGCCGTCGTAGGTGTAGACGACCAGCACCCACGTGCCGACCGTGTACACCGCGCCGGTGTCCGCCGGGGTGAACCGGTCGGCGATCGCGGTGCCGACGTACAGGCCGCGGCTCGGCGTCTCCGTGTGGCACATGAACGTGCCCCAGTTCCCCGAGCCGTGGATCTGCTGGTTGTAGTTCACGATCGAGTCGGGGTTGATGAGCCACATGACGGAGAACGCGGTCGGGGACCAGGAGACGGGAGCGATGCCGGTCTGGTTACTCGCACCGGCCAGCCGCACCGACTTGTCGCCGCTGACCCCGGTCGGCGCCTGCGCGAACGACGGCCCGTTGGCCCACGTGCCGTGCCGGGCGTTGCCCGACGAGTCGACCATCTGAGTGCCCGACGTCTCCTGGCACTCGTAGTAGGCGTACGGGCTCAGCGCGAGCACGACGTCGCGGAACGCCATGACCGGCTAGACCGACTGCAGGGTCAGGGCGCTGGCGGCGAAGCTCGGCGCGCCGTCACCGTTGCTGATCGTCCGCGGGACGGCGAGCGCGACCGCGTCGGTGATCGGCAGATCGGAGGTGGCGTGCTCGTAGAGGCGGAACTTGTCGACCGTCCCCCAGTTCGCGGTCGGCGCGGGGAACGTGATCGTCGTCCCGTTCGCCTTCTGCCCGCTCGCCGCGTTTGGCCAGTTGGTGGCGTTGTTCGTCACCGCGATCCGCGCGTACGAGCCGCCGGACACCTCGGTAGAGCCGACGAACAGCGCCACGTACACGGTGGCCGGCTTGGTGAAGCCCTGCCCGAGGAACGCGTCAAGGACGTTGTTGTCGTACGCCGCGCTGAGGTTCCCCATCAGTCCTCCTCGGCCGGCTCAACATCGGTGGCGCCACCGGTGTCGAGCAGCGCCTGCCGTAGCTCCGGCGGCCAGTCGTCCGGGACCGGCTGCCCGGCGAGGATGGTCGTCCCGTCCGGGCCGACAATGTTGGTTGCTGCCCACATGTCCATGCGCGCTCCTAGATCAGTCCGGTGATCGGAGTGGGGTGCCGCGGCCAGAGGAACGTCACGGTCTGCCGGTAGTGGCGCAGCAGCAACTCGTCGACCACTCCCGCGTCGCCGGCCGACCAGTCAGCGCACTCGCACGCCCACGAGAACGACGTGCCGTCCAGGCCAACGGTCAGCGTGTACGCGGCCTGCTCGAACGCGGTGGTCAGCGTGGCAATCCGGGTGGCGAGCGCGGCGATGCTTGTCGCGTACACCCGTACTGCGAGCCGGCCGGTCTGCACGTCCTTCACCGCGCCGGTCAGCGCCCGCCCGGCCACGTACTGCGAGGTGGCGGTCTCCCGCCGCCACGACGTGGCGCCGACGTCCAGGCCGGACCGGGCGATCTGGTAGGTGCCCGGCGCTTCCAGCGACAGCGCCGCGAGTGGCCCGCCCGGCACGGTCAGGCGGGTGATCGTCGCGGTGACCGCGAGATCGGCCATCAGCCGGGGCCGCCGGCAAGAGCGGCGAGACGGCGCCGCTGGGCCAGCTTCCGCTCGAACTCATCGGGGTCGGCGGCTTGCACGGTGACATTGCCGTACTGGTGCTGCGTCGTCGATGACGCCGGTACGACAACCATCGTCGCCCCGCCGCCACCGGCCGGCATCCGGGGCATGCCGAGGACAGGCCCGCCGCCAGCGAAGCGGGGGAACCGCAGCGCGTTGACGTCGCGCATGAACGCCTGCCCGTAGTGGGTGACAGCAGCGGCCCGCTGCACGTACTCGCCGTGGGACAGCAGTGCGACGATGCTGTCACTGGTCGTGGTGCCGGGCCCGGTGACCGGGCCACCGCCAGCGAGACCGCGGTTCCGCGGGGAGACCGGCGTCGCGTATACGGGCATCGGACCGCCGTACGTGCGGTCGTTGAACCGAGCTGGGACCACGGGCCCGATGAACACGTACGGCACCTTGATCGGTGGACGGGCGGCCGCGGCGTGTTGCAGTCCGATGAAGAACTCGTCGCTGATCCGCTTCACCTCGGCTGGCGGCAGGTGCAGCGCGCGGGCAACGGATTCGACGGTGGCCCGCGCGCCCTGGTCGAGACGGGTCAAGTCGATCCGCTGCGCAGTCGGCAGGTCAGCGGCCAGCCTAGACGTCGGAGCGTTGATTGCCCGCTGAGTGAGCCGGGCAAGCTCGACGGCCCGTGCGCTGATCTTCCCTAGTGCCCGCTCGGAGTCGTTTACTAGCCGAATCAGGTTCCCTGAGTGGTCGGCGACGAGCCGACTCAGCACCGGAGCTGCCCGCTCCGGGCCTTCCTTGAGGAGCCGTTCCACGAACGCCGGGTCAAGACCGCGCTGGGTTGCCGCGGTGATGTTCGACACGAACGCCTCGGCGTCAGCGACCTGCTTGCGGTAGAAGCCTTCCAGGGTGCCCGTCGTCCCGGCGGCGTCCTGCGCCTTGTTGACGGCATCCTGAGCGTCAGCGACACGACGGCGCGCGGCGGCAAGCTGGATGTCGTCGTCCGCGCCGCGCTTCTTCGCCGCCCCCTGCCTGGCCTGCAAGGCGGCAAGCGCCGACTCCGCGCTCGTCAGCTTCTTCGTCGCCGCGACAACCCTGTCGGATGTCTTGTCCGGCTGGAACCCGGCGAGGACATCGACGGCACTGGCGAAGGACTGCCGGACGGATTGCCCCGCGTCATCGACTGTCTTCTCCATCGCCTGCCAGGCTTCGATGTCCTCGCCGATTGCCTTGGACAGTGCGGGGCCGGACACTCCGGCTTCCTTGGCGATGTCCCGAATCCGGCTGATGATCGTGTCACCCGCAGCACGGGCCTCGCCGCGGGCGTCGTCCCACGGCTTCGCCAGCGCCTCGCCCAGGTCAAGCTCGCGGGCGATCTGCGTAACCTGGGCGATGGACAGGCCTGATTCTTGTGCTAGGCGGATCACGGCGTCGTTCGCGTTGCGCGCAGCCGTGGTGAGCTCATTGAATGTGGCGGCGGCGGCACGGCTGGACGCCGCAGCTTCGATGCCGATGTTGCGGTTCAGCGGGCTGATCGCCTCCAGTTCGCCGCGCAGGCTACCGAGCGCGCCCTGATACCGGCTTGCTGTGCGATGACCGGCGTCTTGCTGCGCGCGTAGGGCCTCTAGGGCTGTAACACTGCGCTTGGACGCGGGAGCAAGGACATCGAAGCTCTCAGCCAGTGCGTCGGCTGCCTCTCGTCCCTGCCGGTTCGCTCGGGACGACGCGCTCGCAACAGCGGTAATCGCGGCGAACACGGCGGTGATCCCTAACGTGGCGGCGGCCTCAGCGGTGGCGAGCCCGGCGTACGCGGCGCCCAGTCCGCGGATGGCAACCGTGGCACTGCCAGCGCCACTGATCAGGTTCGCCAGCCCGAGGATGATCGGCGTGAAGACGAACCTGTTGAACATGAACGTCGCGGTCTGGATGAGTGCGGGCAGGAACACGAGGCTCAGTGCGGCGGCGGCGGTGTAGAGGACCGGCTTGAACCGCAGCAGGAACCGCAGCGCGCCGTCCAGGGCCTGCGCCAATCCGTTGAGAGTCTGGATCGCGGCCGTGGCGCCCAGGCTGGCGAGGATACGGACCAGCGGCCCGGCGGCACCCGCTAGGTCGTGCAGGATCACGCCGAGGCTGACGCCGATGCCTCGGAGCGCGTCGAAGAACGGGTGCAGCCTGTCGATACCACGGCCGGTAGCCGAGCCAAGTTCGAGGAGTCCGCGCAGCGCAGCGTTGATCGCCGGGAGGAGATGCGTCGCCGACTCGATCGCGGCAGCGGCCACCCGGTTCTTGAACAGTTGCCACTGCGCCGACGTCGCCCGCATCTGCTCGCGGAACGTGCGCATCGTCACGCCCTGCAAGCGGGTGCGGTCGTCAAACTCGCGGGCGACCTCGTTGTACAGCCGCCCCTGATCGGACATGAGAGCGAGCGCGCCGCGGGCGGCGCGGATCTCGGTGAACAGGTTCAGCACCTGCTCCGCACTGCCCCCTGTGACCTTCTGCAGGTCGCCGATAACACCGTGGAGGCCGCGGGTCGCCAGCGCGCTGGCGCCAGACTCGTAACCCAGCCGGGAGAACACGGCGGCCAGAGACTCGGACGGCTGGATGATCTGCTGGATGGTCCGGTTCAGCGACGTAAACGCCTCCGCGGGCACCACGCCGGCGCGGGTAATCGTCGCTATGGCAGCACCGACGTCGCCGAGCGGCACCCTAGCCGCGGCGGCGGTGGACACGACTTCGCCCATGCCTTGCGCGAGGTCGTTGAAGCGGAGCACGCCGACGTTGACGGTTTGGAACAGGACATCGCTCACCACGCTGGCGCTGGCAGCACTCAGCCCGTAGGCGTTCAGCACACCGGCGATCACCTGCGCGGACGTCGCCGTGTCGGTCAGGCCGGCCGTCGCGGCTATCGCCGAGGAGCGCAGCACCGCAAGCCCTTCGGCGCCCTGGAAGCCGGACGACGCGATGTCGTACAGCCCGTCGGCGAGGTTCTTCGCCCCCTTGGGGACCTGCCGGGTCAGGTCGATCACGGACGCGGACAGGCCGCGTAACGCTCCCTCGGACAGCCGTGAGATCGAGTTGACGTTGCGCATGCTCGCGTCGAACGCGACCGCTGCGCTGACCGCCTCCTGAATGCCGCGGCGTACCGCGCGCATCGTCACAATCAGCAGGCCGATCGCCGCGACTACAGCCGTCGCCTTCGCGCCGAACTGGGTGAGCGACCGGGAGTTCAGCGCGTCGACCTGACCGCCGAACTGCTTGACCGCCTGACTGCCCTGCGTGAGCGCGGTCTGCAGCGTCCGCGAGTTCGCCGTGAGGACAACAGCTATAACCCGCGTCACGACGACTCCTCCTCGTCGTCGTCCGCCCCGCGCGGCTCCAAGACCGCGTGCACGCCCAGCTCCCCGTCCGGCACCGCCTTCCGCGCCTGCTCCAGCCGCTCACAACCCGGACAGCGCCGCAGGTCCGCCACGAAAGCATCCGGGTCCGCCGCCCACTGCGCCGGGTGCGTGCCGCATTGCTGGCACGTCTGCGACTGCTCCTGCTGCCAGGCCAGCGCCAGGTCACGATCGGCCTGCGACCAGCCGAGGAACACCGAGTGCGGGATCCCCTTCGGCGCGCAGTACGCCATCTCCGAGGCAAGGCGCCCGTCCAGGCGCAGCCGGAGTACCGCCCGGTCGTACGGTGCGGGGACGATCAGTTGCAACGCCGCTTCCAGCACCACGCCCGCGTCGCCTGGTGACAGCTCGTCGTACAGCTCCTGCGCCTCGGCCAGGCTGAGGTGGGAGCACAACGCGATCAGCGCCGCGGGAAACGCCGGGTCGAAGCCGTAGCCGGTGAAATGCGCGGCGGTCAGCGCCGCCACTTCGGCCGGCGGCGGCCTGTGCAGGGAGATCAGCGGCTCGTCGCCGATGCCGAGGACAACCGCGAGCGGCTCAGCGGCCACCGTGCGCCTCCATCGGCGCCACCCGCCGGGTCGTGTTCACCGCCACCGCTGCGGCGAACAGGGCGCCGAACTCGGCTTCGTTCCACTCATCGAACATGGCCGCGACCTCGGCCGGGGTCAGCTCGTGGGAGACGCAGCAGGCGTGGAAGAGGGCGGGCGGGAAAGTGTCGGCGTTGAACTGGGCGCTGTCCTTCGGGTCACCGGAGTGCTGGCGGACCTTCTCGTGGTCGGCGTCGCGCGGGGGGTGTGCTTCGAGAAGTGAGTGATAGCGGCGGCGGCCGACGGCCTGCATGACGTAGGTGTCGGTTGCGTCCGCGACCGCCTTCCTTGCCGCGGTCACCGTGGCGCGAAGCGGCGCCAGCTCGCTTTCCACGAACGCGGCGTCCTGCTGCTCGGCTGCGGCCTGATCCCCGCCAGCCGCGGCCAGCGCCACCCGCCGTGCCCGGTCCGCCTGCAGCGCGCTCTCACGATCGAACAGCACCTGATGGGCGTCTTCGAGCGCGTCAAGCGCGTCCGTGTCCAGGATGATCGGGACCCGCTGACGGGCCGGCAGCTTGACCTTCGGCTTCCGCTTCTTCTGCTGTGCCACAGCACGGACTCCCTGCTGGCCGGTGGCGGCTGGCTGTTGTAGCCCCCGAGCCCCCGGGGGGAACCAGCCAGCCGCCCCGCGCCCTCACGGGCTCCGAGCGGGTACTACGGTCAGGCGGCGACGATCGCGTTCTTCGTCGGCGGCGTCGTCACGGCGAACGCCACCTGGTACTTGGCCATCTCGTTGTCGAGCGTCCACTGCCGGTTGTTCGCGCCGATCGTCACCGGCCAGACTTCGACCTTCTTCCCGGCGGTGATCGCGCCCGGCGCGAGGACGATGTAGCCAGTCGCGTTCTCGGCCAACGCCGTGTACGCGGCGGCGTAGAAGGCGGAGTCACCGCCGGCCGCGCCGTCGTCTTCGAGGAGGGTCATGCTGGCGTCACCGAAGGTCTGCTCGCCGTTCTCCTGCAAGTTCTGCACGTAGGCGAGTACCGCCTGGCTGATCTTCGCGGTCGACGTGTCGAAGTTCTCGATCGCGGTGACGGCCTTTGACAGGTCGGTGCCAGCGGTCAGCTCGGCTGTCGTTGGGGCGGCCTGCGAAGCGATGGTCGGGACGAACAGCGCCTTGCTCTTACCGCGGCGGAAGTAGTGCATCAGCTACCGCCACCCTCAGTCGGCGTGGCCGGGGTCGTCGCGGCCTTGCCGGTGAGGAAGGCGCCCTGGTCGTCGGTGAGCCGCCAGCCCTTCGCCTTCCACAAGGTGTCGAACGCCTCGTCCGTCGTAACGGCCGGAGGATCGTCGTCCTTGCTGAGCTGCGGATGACGCATGTGCACGAGGGCCACGGCGGTCGTCCCGTCACTCGACTGTGTGGGCTCTCGCGCAGCTACGCTGCGGTCCGCTGTCAGATGCCGCGCGGTCCGGCTAGTTCTTCGCCGTCAGATTAGGCGTTGTGGGTGCCGCTTGTCACGTAGCGGTGACGGTGAGCGTGAACGTTTCGCGGGTCGACCACAGCCGGCCACCCCTGCTGGTCGTAGCGTCCCCGGCCGTCTCCCGGCGCAGGACGTGCAGCCCGGTGAGAGTCATCGCCCGGATGTACGTCCCGCTGGCAGTGGTGCCGGCGAACGCTTCGGCGACCTGCCCGCCCAGGTACCGGGCCTGCTGCGGCAGCGACCGGCCAGACGCCGGATCCCAGGCGATCGACGTGGCCTGGACGGACCATTCGGCGGTGCCCAGCGACGCGAGCGGGACACCCCACCGTGGCGCGCTGACCGTGTTGAGGACCACGGTTGGCCCGGAGAGCTGTTCGGGCGCAGCGTCGGTGGTGACGGTCGTGCCGTCGGGCATGAGCGGCGCCAGCCACGCGGCAAGGTCGTCCAGCTCGGTCTCGACGTTCACCCAGCCGGACATCAGGCGCGCTCCGGCAGGCGGGTGTCGCCGCAGTAGCACGGGTCACCAGTCTTGGACTCAGCAGGGAACCAGTGCACGACGATGTTAGGCGGGTCCGTGTAGCAGCGATCGGTGCCGCCGCCGACTGAGGCCATCAGCTCCGCGGCCGCGAAGAGCTCGGCTTCCGTCGGTGGTTCAGGGTTCACCGGTACGAACCTCACCGCCCGCCTCCGATCAGCCGCTCGACAGCCAGGTAGTCCCGCTCGATCGCGTCGTGGTACTCCGGCTGTGTGACATCCGCGGCAGGCCGCCACGCCGGGTACGGCGGCTGGTTGTAGTCCCGGCCGAGCGCGTCGGTGCCGGTGAAGCCGAACTCCAGGCGCAGCGAGTGCACCGCGTCTGTCGTGACCTCGCCGTACACCGCGCCGCCCACCTCGCGGAGCGGGGTGACGTGGACGCGGCGTCGGGTGTCACCGGTCTGGACGCGGGGGCCGATCTCACCGGACTGGCCGCCGTCGAGCGGCGTGTAGGTGACACCGGACCGGCCGGACATGTTCGCCCGGACGCGGCGTTGCAACAGGAGCAGGTGACGGCGGGTGGTCTGCCGGTGCCGGCGGCGTAGTTCGGCGGGGGCGCGTCCCATGCTGAGCGCGAGGGGCAGCGCGGCGGGTGCGGCGGCGTGCATGAGGGTCATACTTCATCCCTGGTCAACAGGCGGTGTCGCTTCGACGCGGGCACGGCATCAGCGGTGAACGGTCCCCACGTGGCGACCTCGCCTCCCGGGTTGCAGCCGAGATCGTGAGCACGCACCGACGCCATGACGACGTTCGGCGCATCGACGTAGCAGCCTCCCAGCCAGACATCGCGGTCCGTGTCCACGAACGACAGGTACCACCACTGGACCGGTGAGTCGTCTGCGGCGGCGCGGGCCAAGTTCACCACGTAGTTCAGGGCGCGGTCACCGAGGTCGATCGGTTTGAAGTCGTTCACGGCCCGGCCTCCGCCCTCTCGCCTCGGACGATGCGCAGCACGCCGGGCGTGTCCGCGAGCACCTCTCCTACGACCAGCCGCCAGCCGGGCAGCAGCGGGTCCCGCGATCCGAGCACAGTCACCATGTCCCCGGGCAGCAGGTCGACAACGTCGGGCAGTAGCAGGAGCCGGTACGTGGCCGCTTCCCACATCCGGCCCGGGCCGAGTGGCTGGCCCTGCGCGTCGAGGGCCTGCACGATCGCCGGGATGTCGGCGTGGACGGTGGCCGGGCTGACGGTGGCGGCGAGGGTGACCGGGTCGACAGTTGCCGCAGCGTCGCCGGTCTGCCGGCTGATCGTGACGCGGGTGCCGCTGGTCTGGATCACGCTGGCGGCGATGGGCGCGGCGGTGTCGAGGATCGCGGCTAGGTCGATGGTCATTAGCCTCCTCCGGTCAGAATGCCCCGGCCAGTCACCCCATCGAACGGCCCGTCATCCGGGGTCCAGTCGGCGCGTCCACCATGGCGCTGACACGGATCTGCAACGAAGCAGCAATCGGTAATCCCGATGCGCTCCCCTTCGGAGTTAAGGCATGGACCAAGCCACACGTGCTCGCCGAAGTGGTTGACAATCTGCGAGTCACACTCCCAGCGCAGCGAAGCCAATAGGCCCACCGCAACCTCGGGAGTCAGTTCCTGCCCATCGAGTTCGACACTCATCGGTCCACCATCCTCCATCGGTTGCCTGTCGTGTAGCACCCGCTCATTTTGTGGCTCCCGCCATCTTCCGCAGTGCGTCGAGCACAGCCTGCACCGGTCCGACCGACAGGGGTGCGTTCGACAGCGCGAGCCGTTCCAGCTCGGCTACGTCGATCGAGTCCAGCCAGGCGAGGATGCCCGTGCCGCCGTCGTTCAGGTCGTTCTGCTCGTGCCACGTGGTGTGTCTGGTCTGGTCAAGGACCGCGGTGCCGCAGAGGTCGCAACGGACAATCCTAATCGGGCTGGTGTCTACGGGACCCGAGAGCCATCCCATTTCGAAATCGGTCACTCGGCACCTCCGCAGTAGGCCGCGTGCAGGGCAGTGATGGTCGGGCAGTCATCTGCAGGGGTGGCCGGTGTTGTGACACAACCGGCACACACGTCAGGCGCGCCGTACCGATGCTCGACAGCATGAGCCGATGCCCGGGTCCACTCAGGGGATAGCACCGGCAGCGTCGCCAGCAGCTCGGCGCGCAGGTCTACCGCGGCGGCAGGGTCAACGGCCATGGCGCTCTCCCGTCGTTAACCCGGCCTTTCGCAGCCAGTCACTCAGCCACTCCTCTGCGCGTGCTCGCGCGTCGTCCCTCGTCTTTGCAGTCCCTGTGATCGGGTCGCCCGGCAGCTTCGTGTAGACGAACCAGTTTCGCCCCTCATGGTCGAGGACGAACGCCGTGTGCTCGCCGAGAAAGCCCAGGTTGCCGCGCCATGTCACTGCGGCAGAGGCGGATGAGCCCTCGGTCACGTCGCCGCCTTCTTCCTGCGTTCCCGCAGCCGCTTGTACCGGCGGATGTCCGCCGCCCGCCAGCCCCGGTCCGTGCCCACGATCACGGCCGGCTCGGGGAACTCCGGGTCATCATCGGCGTACTGCATGGCCCGCTGCCGGGACACTCCGAGCACCTCGCCTACCTGCGTCGCGTTGAGGTAGAAGTCCGGTGGCACGGGGCCAGTCTCGCAGAACCTCTTGCGCGGCGCAATGGGTTGGCGTACGGTTGCGTTACGCAAGGGCTAGGGGCGACCGGCTATACGACAAGGAGACGGGCAATGGGACACCGTGAAGTACGGCGCGTGCCGCTGGACTTCGACTGGCCGACCGGTCGGGTGTGGAGTGGCTACCTCTCGCCGGACTGGCGGCCGTGCCCGAGTGACGACTGCGAGTCCGGGTACACGTTCGCTGGGCGCTGGTTGGATGTCCTCACACACCTGATCCTCATGGCGGGCGACGCGGCGCGCCGCACCGACCAGGAGCTTCACCCGTGGCTGCGGGATATCCCGCTCGCGCCGACGGCCCGGCCGGGTGCGGACATGGCCGCGCTCACCGAAGGGCTTGCTGGCCGCGCCGACCAGATCTTCGGTCATGACTCAATCGATCGCAGCCGAGCCGCGGCCAAGATCCGCGAGGCGGCGGGGATGCCCGACACCTGGGGGGTTTGTCAGATCTGCCGGGGTCACTCGATCCACCCGGACGACATCGAGGCGAGCGAGGCTTGGCAGGGCACCGATCCTCCCGAAGGGGACGGCTGGCAGTTGTGGGAGACAACCTCGGAGGGGAGCCCGCTATCCCCGGTGTTCCCAACCGCGGCAGATCTTGCAGCGTGGTGCGCAGTTCACGCGACACTGTTCGCCAACCACCGCTGGACTGCGGCGCAATGGCTCCAGTCGTTCCTCGCTGGCACGACCGACGTGGATTCACTCATGGTATCCACCCGCCCGGTTCCGGCCCCATGAGAGGGGAACGGCGGTGACCGATGAAGACGACAACTACGAACGGCGGATCGAAGACGCGCGCCGCGCCCTGCCGGACATCCTCGCCGAGAACTCGTCCGAACGTTTCTGGGCCCGCTGGCAAGAAGAAGAGGCAGCGCGGCAGAAGGCCGTCGATGACATCCCGCTGCCCGTCCTACCCGATGACGTTCGGGCCGCGATCATCGCCTGGCATAAGCAGCGCGACCGGTTGCGCGGCTGCGACGCGGGCAACGACCACACCGCCTGCTGCATCACCACGCTCGTCGGCGGCAGCTAACCCACTCGCCGAGCGACCCGCCGCGCATGCCGCATCGCCGCGACCGACCCCGCGCGGAACGGCCCATCCGACAGCAGGCCGCTGCGCGTTCGTGCGAACCGCTGAGCGGCCTTAGAGCGCCGCGCCACCGTCTCAGCCCGCAACGCGGCGACAAGCGCCTGGTCGGCGTCCTGAGCTGCCGTCGTAGACGGCGTGGCGCGTGCCGCCTCTGCAGCAGTCGCCAGATCCGGGCGGGCCAGCGACGACCGGACGCAGTTCGGATGCGACGTCGGGTAGTTCCGCGCGTCGGCGAGCGGCAGAATCAGCCCGTTCGCCTTCGCCGGGTCCTCGTGCGACGTCAGCCCGCAGCCGAAGCCGTCGACCAGCTCCACGTACCGCACGCCGGCCGCGGCCATCCGCGCGAACCCGCCGGCCTGGTAGGTCTCCGCGGTCTTGGTCCGCACCAGCATCTCGGCGTACGAGTCGAGGCCATGCCGGGCACCGTTGCGGTAGGTGACAGCGACGATCCGATGCTCGGCAAGACGTTCGGCGAGCGTGCGGCCGGTGGCGATGGCGTGCTGGCCGGCGAGGACGAGGTCGTCTAGGTGTGCGGCGGCGAGCTGCTCGATCAGCAGGGCGGTTGAGCGGCGCACGCCGAGCGCCGCATCGAGCAGCGCGTCGAGCGATTCGGCCTGGGCGGCGGCGAGCACCGTGCGATCGACCGACAGGGTGGCGGATCCGGCGAGGGTAAGTGCGACGGCGGTGTCACCGACCGTGAACGCTTGGGGGAGCGTCACGCCAGCGAACTCGCGGGCGGCGGCCTGCGCCCGGCCGGTGAGGGTGGCGATCAGGGCGCGCAGCTCGCGGAGTTCGGCGGTGCGGCGTGGCCGTCGCCAGCCGGGCCAGCCGTCGAGCAGCGCCTGTTCGGCTTGGGTGATCTGCTGCCAGATGCCGGTGAGCGTGGCAACCGTCGGGCCCGTCAAGGTGTCGACGGCCTCGCGGGTATGGTCAGCCAGCAGGTCGGCCACCGTGTCAGCGTCCCGTGTCGAACCGCTGCAGCCGACCGGTCGTCACACCGCTATCCAGATCGGGCACGCCGCTCTCCGCCGCATACGCGCCTTCCAGGCGGGCGATCTGCGTGTCCAGCGCCTTCAGGTCCGCCTTCTGCGACACGGAGAACACGCCGGTCAGCGTGAACGAGTCCACTGTCGAGCCGCCCGCGAGTGACGCACGCCGGCGCTTCAGCACCCGCAGGGCGACGAGGGTGCGGTGGCCGAGGGTGTCGTACAGGTCGTCCAGGTCGCCGTCCGTCGGTGGCGTGGTGTCACCGACCTCGTCGCGGATCCACGCCAGGTCGTCGTCGCTGAGTGCCATGCGATCAGTGTCCCATCCGGTAGTCCGTTCAGCCGGTCAGCGTCACCGCGGTCCCCACGGCGCCGTTCGCGCCCACGTTGCCGAGGCCAACCTTGCCACCACCCGTCCCGCCGGCCACGTCGGTCACGACAGTGCCGGAGCCGACGATTGAGCCTCGGACGAGGCCGACGAAACCACCCCCGCCTCCTCCACCACCGCCCGCGTTGACCCCGGACGCCGCCGCAGCTCCGTTGCCACCCTTCGCGGCGAACGTGACCGTGCCGGTGTGACGGAACTGACGGACGAACGCGATCAGCACGCCACCGGCACCGCCGCCACCACCGCCGACCGACGCCGCGCCTCCAGTGCCGCCCGCACCGCCAGCGCCGCCGACGAAGACCACGCTGGACAGGGTGCGTCCGGTCTCCAACTGCGCCTGACCGCGCGGCATGCCGCCGATGTTCGCTGCGGGCGCGGTGACCGTAGCGCCCGCCGTGCCGCCACCCGTGCCACCGTTGCCGGTAGCGTTGCCGCCCGCGCCACCCGCACCACCGGTCGCGGTCGTCTGGTTGGTCGGCGCCGCCCCGGCGGCATTGGATCCGCCAGCGGTGCCCGCGCCCGAACCGCCGAGCACCTGCGCGGTTCGCGCGGCGCCCGCGGTCGAACCCGACCCGGCGTTGCCGTCCGCGTGCACCCGAAGGGTTCCGGAACCCGCGACGTAGTCCCTGACGAACAGCCGGTACCCGGCCATGTCGAGCGTCGTGGTCCCGGTCGCGACAAGCACCGTGTAGTAGAGGTCGCGGGTCGCGGTATACGCCGACCCGGACTTGGTCACCCCCGTCGGGGTTGCCGTGCCGTCGAACGTGGCGACACCGTCCGACCCGTCGCCCCAGTGCAGCGGGACGTCGGTGCCCTGCGACCAGCCGCCGACCGCCGTGACCGCGACGAGGTTGTCGAACCGGCTGCCACCGTCATCGCCCGCAGCACCTCGGCTGAGGCCGTTTCCGATGAGCGTCCCGGTCACGTTCGCCGAGTCCGTCGCCGTGATGGTCCGGCCATCGCAGGTGATCGTGATTGAGGAACCGTTGACGACCACCTTGACCAGATAGGTTCCGCCGAGCACGAGACCAGCAGGGTTGATGGGCGTACCGATCGTCGTGTACGACCCGCCGACCTTCTTGTACGCGTGGATCTCGTCCGCAGACCCGGTCTTGAACAACTCGACCAGCATGTGGTTCGCGTTGTCGATCCCTCGGAAGATCGCGTGCGCCTCGGCCCGCGTTGGCGACAACGTCAGCTCGTAGTAGTACGTGCCGTCGGCCGCGCCCGCGTCCCACACGTCGGCGTAGATACCGTCCGCCGACGTGACGCAGTAGAGCCGTCCGCCGGACCGGCCCCAGGTCCCCGCCAGCGGAACTTCGCGCTGCCCCGTGTCGGCTGGGCCGGCGCCGCCAGCGCTGTCGATTTCGTTGAACGTGTGCTTGAGCGACGGCGTCTTCGCCGGGCCGATGTTGCGCCAGCCGAAGTTCCGGCCGCCTACGACGGTCGGCTCGAATCCGCTCGGCGCGACCCACCCTTGCACGCGGATCACACTGGCCGAGCCGAAGAACGCGTCGTTGGCGTCGAGCATGGTCTTGGCGGTGTTCATCCACGCGGGATGCCCGGCCTGGGTCGCGTTGCCGTCTTCGATGTTCAGCAGGCCGATGCTGACGCCGCCGAAGCTGGGTCCGGCGGCAGGAGACTGAATCCCGGCGGTCGGGCTGATTCCGCATATCTGGTATTGGCACCATTCTGCGTTGATCATGTTGAACCGCGTCGCGTGGCCACCCGGGGTGTCGCGCCAGGTGGTCGCCGCGAGGGTCTGGTAGAGGTAGATCGTATCGACCGTGGTGTGCTCGCCTGGGATGAGACCGGCGTAGGTCCCGATGCCGTACGCCTCGGCTACGTGGGCGATGGCGTGGTTGCCTTCCTGCGGCATGATCAGGCCAACACCGGTCGGGTGGGTTGGCTGCGTCGGATAGCTTCCCGACATGGTCACGCCCCAGCCGGCGCAGCCGCGCTGCTCGAAGGTCGCGACCCCGCCGAAGTTGAACGCGGCGCACGACGGGTTGTCCGGCATGAGGACGTAGACGTCTTCGATGATGATGTGGTGCGCCGAGAACGCCTTGTTGTTGGCGTTCACCGTCTTGTCGTAGTCGGCGCCGCCGATGACGCTGGGCCAGCCGTAGGTCGCGTTGTAGCTTGCGCCGGTCAGCGTGCTCTTGATGCACGCACCCCCGGTGAACTGTCCGTGGACCGGGGTAAGCGGGGTCGCCCCTTTGAACCGGAGCGTGATCTTCGGCGTGGCCGTCGTCTCGTTCCGGTAGGCGACCGGCAGTTGCGCGTAGCAGCCGTTGGCGGTTGACAGCGAGCCTGCGACCAGCCACGGGCCGGGGGTGGGGAACAGCACGGTGGCCGAGCCGGTGTTGGCGACGGCCCAGGCGACCGCGGCGTCGATCGCGCTGCGGATCGCGGTCGTGTCGTCGGTCGTGCCGTCGCCAACCGCGCCGTACTTCGTGACGTCGAAGTCGCTGGGCCCGGCGGACAGCGACAGGTTCCGGAGACTCACCGTATGCCTCCGTTCAGCCGACGACGAGCACGCGGTAGCCCGTGGGGAGGTTCGCGGCTGCCCGGATCGTCACGGTGTTGACGGTCGTCGCCTCGTCTTCCACGAAGACCTGCTCGTACGGCGAGGCGTTGTTGCGTACCACCACCGTCACGTCCCTGGTGTTCAGGTTGTGGGTAATGACTTCACTCGTCGCGCCCCCCGCGAGAGCGGTAGCGAACTTGCGTGCCACGACCGCCGTGTCAACCGCCACGGTGTCGGCGGCGACGATGATGCCCGTGCCCGCGCCGACGGCGAGTGCCGACCCACCGCCGCCCGTCAGGCCGTTCCCTGCTGCCGCCGCGGCGATCCGCACCACATCTGCGCTGATCTCCAGGCCGGTGCCCGGGTTGACGGCCAGCGCCGCCCCCGCCCCGCCGGTCAGGCCGTCGCCCGCGACCCCGGCCGCGAGCTGCGTTGCGCCGATCCCGCCGTTCGCGACGGAGAACGACGTGCCGGTGAGGGTGAGCGTCGTCCCGTCCGCGGTGTAGACGACGTTGCCTTCGCTGATCTTGACCCACACTTCGCCGTCGGCCGGCAGGTCGGAGAGTTCGGTGGTCTGGGAGTAGATGTCGCCCGCGCCGGCCGCACCGGAAAGAACGAGAACGGCCGCCCCGACCTTCTCGGCAGACGCGTCGAGGTCGGTGGCGCGGGTCCACGCACCCGAGGCGACGACCCACACGCCTCGGTTTGCCTGCGTGGTCTGCGCGACTGCCAGGACCCGGTCGCCGATATCCAGATCGACGCCGTCCACGTTCTGGGTGCCGCTGAGCGTGAGGTTCGTCAGCGCGACGACGCGTACTGGCTCCTTGTACTTGCGGCCTTCCAGCGCGGCGGTGAGCTGCCCGAGCGTGGCCGCGTCGGTCGTCGCGGTGCCGTCCGCCAGGCCGGTGATCTTCTGCCCGTTCAGCCCCACTGCAGCCGTGGGGGCCGCCATCTGGTCCAAGCGACTCGTGCGGACCTGCGCGTCGAAGTCAGACACCGTCGCGGCGAGCTGCGTACCCGTGTGGTTGGCGCGGGCCAGGTAGAACGCAGCGTTCTGCCCGTTGAGCAGGGGCGAATCGGTGACCGCGAGGTCGATCGTGCCGTCCGAGTCGTCGTAGGTCGCGGTGATGCCCGTTTCGGTGTTGCCGGTGAACATCGCTCCGACAGCGTCCTGCACTTCCTCGATGCTCGTCCCCACGCCGAGGCTGACGGTCGTCGTGGCGAGC